GACGCGCACCGCTTGGGAGGGTAGATCGGGAAATCGCCCGTTTGCGGTACGTTGAGCGGCTCCCGCTGCCGGACATTGCAGCGCAGACCCACTATTCCCGGCAGGCGGTCGGGTATCGCTTGCAACAGATTGCAATGACCTTGCAACTGTGATATAATAATCAAGGCCTCCGTTGTTGGAGACCTTGCTGTAAAAAGCCCCGAGGTTTCGCGTTTGCGATTCCCCGGGGCTTTTTTTATTTTTTCACGCTCTTTTTTCTTTTTTTGCCTCGCGCGGCGTTGAACTCTTCGCTGTGCTCTGCCATATACTCCCGCTTGTGCTCCCGGACGGTTTCCGGCACGACAGTTTTCGCGCACTCCGGGCAATATTTTTGCAGCCCGCTCTGGACAATATACGGCTTGCCGCAGGCCTCGCAGATGTCCTCACTGCCGATTTTGCGCGGCTTGCGCTTCCGGCGTGCTGCAGCCTGCTCCCGCTCCACTTCCGGCTTGCACTGGGGGCAGTATTTCGAGCGTGGATACCCCTCGAATTCTGCCCCGCAACGGGCGCACACCCGCGGCCGCAGAACGCTGGACGACTTCACGGCCTTTGCGCAATCTTCGCACATATAGGAGTATTTGCTTTTCGTCCAATACAGCTTTCCGCACTGGGAGCATTTGCGCAACGCTGGCTTTTTGAGCTTCCCCTTATTTTTTCTCGCACTCTCTTCCCTGTTTTTCTCGGCTAGGGCTTCAAGATCTCTCTGGACGGCGTCTTCCCAGCCGTCATATTGTGCAAGGTACGGCCTCAATATGATGTCGTTGGCCAATCCTCTAACCTTAGCCGCTTCCTCGAGTGTGTCGAAGCGACCAAGGCAGATGGAGACCTTCCGAAACATGATTCTCGCTATGTATTTTTTTACGCGCTTGTTATAGGTGACTCCATTGACTCCCGTCGTGGAATTTTTATTGGTCTTTCCTTCCAACCGCATTTTTGCGTTCAAAAGGCTTGAGCCATCCATAATAACATGCTTATCCAACGTTGCAATCGCGCGGCTTTTTTTTCTCGAACACTTGTCGCAGGAAGTCGTTTTGAAAATCCGACGAAGATTAAGGTCGTAGTATTCTCCGCATTCAGGACATTTGACATGACCCCAAGTTTCTGTATAATAACTTTTTCGGTTTGGAAATTCCCTCAAGTATACACGCTCGACGAAAAAGCCGTTGACAGTTTTCCCTTCGTATTGTTGTTTTTTCCTTTCGAGCATATTTGAGGTTACATTTTTGACCCTTTTTTTTCGCGCACAATCTACGCAACAGAAACACTCTTTCGGGCTTCGCAGACTACCATTTTGCACATCCTGTATTTTTCCGCAGGAACAACGACATTTCGTATACCCATTCTTTTCCGAAGAGCCTATTACCGTCCACTCTTTGTATTTTTTCCCTATTACAATTTTTTCTGCCATATCTTCACCGCTTTCAAAATAACCCCGGGGCTCATACAAGCCTCGGGGTCTTATTGGTATCTCTTATTCTGCGTACTCGCCCCAGCCGCTCAGGGTGCAGGTGTTGCCGTTGCCGTCTTCCCAGCCTGCGGTGATGGGATCTTTGCCAGCGTCCAGATCGCGCTTGCACAGCTCCATATCGTCGTCATCTGCGGGGTAGATGTAACCAAGAACCTTGTCGTCCTTGACGACCTTCAGCGCGTCACAGTTGATCTCGTAGACCTCAATACCATTTTCAAAGCTCCACATGATTGTTACCTCCGATTGTTTTATGTTGTTGTGTTGTTTCCCTTGCTGTGATTATAGTATAGCACAAATACCGTATTTCGTCAAGTGCTTTTTGCAAAAAAACGGTGTTTTTGCAAAAAATTATTTCAAAAATTCCCGCAACGCTTCCAAAACCATGTCGTTTCGGCTGCGGTGTTCGACTTCCATCCTTGCGGTCAGCCGCTCTGCCAACTTTTCGGGCAGATAGATCGTAACCTTGATGTTTTGCCCTCCATCGCTGCCGCCAAAGAGCAGATCGTACTGGTCGCCGTCGAGCCGTTCCTCGACCCATTTCCGGGCGCGTTCCTCGCTGATCGGCTTGATCTTCTCACCACCAGCCCATTCGTTCTGGCCGATCTGCTCATTGTACCGGCTGGCAGCTCCACCGCAGCAGTACAGGAAATAGTTGCCAGCCTTGGTGCGGTACAGCTCTTCTTCCTCGTGATACAGCCCACGGGAGTCTCCATCGGACTCCCACCGGCCAAGCTTTTTGGCCGTCTCGGTGTTGTACCGCATCCCGTTGATAACTTTCTTCATTGCGATTTCCTCCGTTTAATAATAGCCCCGGGGTTCATACGAGCCTCGGGGCTGTGTAAAGTCCTGTGTTATGCGACCACCTTGGCGATAGCGTCCGCGATCTCCTGCATGGTCATGTGGCGGCGGGTGTTTGCCACGGTGACGATAGACTCGCTGTGGTACTCCGTCCAATCGTTGTCGCTCAGCTGGTAGACAGCCATCACTTCGCCGTCGGCGCGGTCGTAGCTGATCTGCACATAACCACGGTTGCAGTTGCAGGTCTCGCCGCTTGCCTTCTTCAGACCGTTCATATTCATACCGTACTTATTGACCTTCATAATTGTTGCCTCCGATTGTTTTGTGTTGTTGTGTTGTTTCCCTTGCTGTGACTATAGTATAGCACAAATACCGTATTTCGTCAAGCGTTTTTTTGCAAAAAAGCGGTGTTTTTGTAAAAAATTATTCTCAACTTTGGCCGTCGTTGTACCATCGTTGTCTCTTGCTTCCACGGCGAGTGGTAGGATGGGGGTGCAAGGAGGGCGATTGACATGGCTCAGTATAACAACGGCTATTCTGCTCCTGCCGGTGCCGGAGCGTACACCCAGCCCGGAGCGCAATACTCCGGCGGAATGGGTGCAGTAGGTGCAACACCGCCTCTTTCTTGCGGTTACGGAGCGGCCAACGTGCCCCGCACGATGGGCTACCAGCAAGCCGCCCCGCAAGAAGTGCCTGTCGGGTTGCTGGGGCGTCCGGTTTCCAGCCGCGAGGAATTCTTGGCGATCCCGTCCGATCTGTATGGCCGGGGCATCTATTGTCCGGATCTGCGCAACGGCGTAATCTACTATAAGCGGCTCAACCCAGAAACCGGAGAGTCGGACATTGGGGAGTACTACAGCCCGCAGGCATGGCAGGCAATGCAGCAGGCACAAGCTGCGCAGCAAGCCCAGAGGATGCAGGCTGCTGCACCTGTGCAGGATTACGTCCTCAAGGCAGACTATAACGAGCTTGTCCAGCGCGTCAACGAGCTGGACGAACGGTTGCAAAAGCCCACCAAGACCATCCCGGCGGGCAAGAAAGGAGAAGCAGTATGACACAGTCACCGCTTGATATGCTGACTCACAGCCCGATCATGCAGCTGGCGAATCTTGCCCGTGTCGGCCAGAACCCCATGGCACTGATCCAGCAGCTGAGCGGACAGAGTGCCCCCATTATGCAGGGCTACAACCTGATACAGGGCAAGAGCGAGGCCCAGCTCCGAAATATGGCTCAGAATCTAGCCCGGGAGCGCGGCATAGATCTCAATCAATTGGCGTCGGCACTCAATCTGACGCTCCCGAAATAACACAATACCCCCTCAGTTTTGCGGGTCTTGACGAAAACCGCCTGACAACGGCTTCGCCCGTCGCATCCGGCGACGGGATAGCAATATCGCAAAACTAAGGAGGCTTAGTATGGACGATTTCGCAACCGGCTATCTTGCAGGGCAGGACGGCGGCAATAACAACAGCGGTGGCTTTTTCGGCAACGAGGGGCTGTGGGCGGTGATTATCCTTGCCATCATCTTTGGCTGGGGCAACTACGGTAACGGGCGCAACGGCGGCGACAACGGAATGGCAAACTACATTCCGTATCTTGTGGGCACCGGAGCAAGCGGTCAGGGCGGCGCAGACACCCGCGCGGCACTGTCTGAGGGCTTCTACCAGCAGGACACCTCCCGCTCTCTGGCTGGCATCCAGAGCGGTATCTGCTCTCTGGGCTATGACCAGTTAGCGCAGATGAACGGCATCAACGCCAACATTTCCAGCGGTTTCGCGGGCGTGAACAGTGCCATCTGTCAGCTGGGCTATCAGAACGCACAGCTGGTCAACGGCCTCGAGCGCAGTGTCGCCAACGGCGATAATGCGATCACGCTGGCTCTGATGCAGGAAGGCAACGCGCGGCAGGCTGGCCAGACGGCCATCCAGACCCAGATCGCAAGTTGCTGCTGCGACAACAAGCAGCTCATCGGCGACCTGCGCTACACCATCGCGCAGGAAGATTGTGCCACCCGGCAGGCCATTTCTGATACCGGACGCGCCATCATGGACAACTGCAACGCCAACTATCGCAGTCTGATGGACTATTTTGTGCAGGACAAGATCGCCAGCCTGACCGCGGAAAATCAGACGCTCAAGTTCGCGGCCTCCCAGCAGGCTCAGAACACCCTGCTGACCAATGCGATGGCTCAGCAGACCGACGTGCTGATGACTCGGCTCAACCCGCGCGCACAGCCTGCCTACGTTGTACCCAATCCCAACGCGGCCACCAACTGCTGCGGGAATCCGTGCTACTAAGGACAGTTTGACTCCCCGATAACACCGGGTGATTTATCGGGGCAGCGGCAGAATGCCGCTGCCCTTGATTGTTAAGGAGGACTATACTATGGCTTGTGCAACAAGCTGCAAACTCTGCCGCCGGTTAGTCGTAAGCACGGCGGTCAATTATGACAGCACCAATAACCAGCTCATCATCGCACTCCCGGCGGGCGCATACGCCAACGGCGAGAAATACTGCATCGTCGTGGCTCAGTCTATCCCGGAGTCTACCACGATCAACGCCGCAGTCGTCATCACGGTGGGCGACGGCGCGACCCGCTACCCTTTGACGGACAACACCTGCGCACAGGCGACCGCTGAGTGCATCCGGACGCGGACACGTTACGCCACCCGCGTGGCAACGTCGGCCGCCGGCACGGGAACGTTCAAGTTTTTGGGCTGTTTTTGCCGCTCCCATGTGTCTGCTCCGGCAGCGATCTCGTAAGGAGGTGTGATCTATGAGCAAGCGTGACACGATCCGCATGATGATGCTGCGAGACCACAGCAACACCCCGAAATATGACCCGGCCGAAGCTGAGCGCGAGCGCAAAGAGCGTGATCTCGAGCGTCGCCTGCGTCGGCTGGAAGAGGGAGAGCGAGAACCTCGCCGCTCGTGGGAGATCCGGGAAAACAACCGGTACATTGACCCCGACCATACTCCCCGCTATCCGGACGCGGACAACTACGACCGCCGTATGCCTCGCATCGGCTTTTCACAGGGAGACGACTGGGAACGCACCCGCGGCCAGTATGAGCACGGTGGCGCGGCCAGCCGGACGGTCAAAATGCCCCGCCAGCACTTGACACACGATGAGGCCAAGGAGTGGACGGAGCACATGGCCAATGCCGACGGCACCACCGGCGCACATTGGCCGTATGAGCAGGCCGTCCAGCTTATGACTCAGCGCGGCCTTGACTGCAACAAGGACGATTTTTGGGCGGTGCTCAACATGATGTACAGCGATTATAGCAAGGTCGCCAAGTCGTACAGCGTGGATAACCCCAATTTTTACGCCGACATGACCGCCGCGTTTTTGCGCGACCAAGACGCAGTTGACGGCAAGGCGGCTGTCTATTGGGAGTGCATCGCGGACGCAGACTGATCTACTACTACCCGACTACTACTTTTTGCACGCAAAAACCCGTTAGTATATGCGCGTACGCGGCACTAACAGCAACCGGGAAGCGACAAGAAAACCCGCATGACTGCTGGAACATCCAGTAATCATGCGGGTTTCTTTCAAGTTGCGCCAGCAGGAGTCGAACCTTTTTCGGGGCGCGTTGAATCGTTGATTATCATGATTATACTACTTTCGCACTACTTTTCGCGTTTGGGGTCATTCTCGGCATAGTAAGCAATCATCTTTTGGGTGGCGTCCTTGAGCTTACGCTCCCGGATGTGGGTGTAGATCTTGTAGGTTGTCGCTATGTCGGAGTGACCCATAATCTTTTTGGCCTCTAACACGCCCACACCGGCGTCGTAGAGGTCAGACGCGAACGAGTGCCGGAATTGGTGCGCGGTAACGGTCGGCTCCATGACCGGCGGAAGAGGATTGACGGCTGCTTTTGCGCCACGCCGCTTGTCTCTGTATCGGGTCTTGCTCTCACTTGGGCGCACAAGCCCCAGTGACGTGCAGTATTGGAGCCACCGGCTGTGGTATTCGGCATCTGTCAAGGGTCTTGTCAGCCCACCGATGATATAGACTTTCGGCGCGGCTTTCAGCGGCTCGAGCAGCTGCTTGAGGTGTGGCAGCAGGGGGATGGTGCGGACTCCGTTGGATGTTTTGGGCGTCTGTATCCGCGTTCCGCCGCCAGCCCAAGAAACATTCTTAGTTATGTATATTTTGTCGGCCTGAAAGTCGATGTCATCCCATTGCAGGGCGATGAGCTCACCCAAGCGGCAACCGGTGTACATGAGCATCCATGCGCACAGCCCAAAGCCTTCCGGGTGCGCACGGAACACCGCAAGCTCTCTGTCGGTGGGCGGCTCACGCTCCACGGCGGGTTTCCCGGCGGGTGCGGAAACATCCTGCATCGGGTTATAAGAGGATCCGCTGTCCAGCCGCCAGAATTTCAGGATTCCCCGCAGCACGCTCATTCCGTTGCGGATGGTGCTGGTCGAAAGCCCCTCATCCTTGAGACGCTGACCAAAATTGGCGACCATTGCGGGCGTTATTTCGTCCATGTGCTTCCCCGCAAAGTACGCCACGCACCGCTCATAATTGGACTTGTAGGTACTATCTGTGCCCGGCTTGATGCGCCCCAGAAGCTTCTCCCAATATTTCGCGGAAACGGTCTCGAAAAGATCCGCAGCTGCCTGCTCTTCCTGCTTCTGCCGCAGAGCCTCAATATATTTCCCCTCCGCCTCGGTCTTGGTGTGGCCATAGAAGACCTTATATTTGCCGTCGGGCATCTTGCGCTTGCATTGATACAGGCCGTCAGCGCGCTGGCCTTTTTTGGGTCTTGGCATTTTCCACGTCCTCCTTGTTGATGGAGTAGCTGCCCGCCTGCTTGCCAATTGCGGCCTCTCCGCAGTCTCGAGCCTGATACAGGATGTCCATGATGGGATGCACGCCGTTGATATCGGGGTCGATGTGCATCATCTGGCACAGCTCGTAATACTTGATGACCATATTGACGATCACGACGCGATCCCGGAGCAGGGTGTGCAGGTTGGCCAGCATCTCGGTGATGACGCCCACCGGATCGGAGCCGTGGTCGCCGTAATACAGGTAGCACCACGCGTCCACCTCGTAGGGTGACATTTCGTCCACGAGTTTATGCAGGACCTGCCGTTTTTCGGCGTCGGTCGGGCTGTCGTTCAGCCGCTCGAGCAGCCCGGGGTGAACGCAAGCGTCTGTATAACGTTTTGCGGCCACGCCACAGCAGACGCACCACTTGATAAGATCATCCAGCGTCGTTGACACGAGCCCTTGCTCCCGGTTGGCAATGGCCGTCTTACTAACTCCCATCTTTCGGGCAAGCCGCTCTTGGCTGAGGCCGCTTTTTGCGCGGGCAATTGCCAACACTTCCGCTACCCGACGTCTGTATTCATCCATTTCTTTGCTCCTTTCCTGCTGTTTTTGCCGGTTTGCACGATATGCTTTCCAATTCGACCAAAAATTGGAACTAGATTCTGTTCCGTCAATTGTGCTATAACAGAAACATCAAAAACAATCGACAGGAGGTTGAATTGTATGTATGACAACGGAAATTTCCCGGCGGTGCCGGACGATATGCAGATCATCGACGGTATGCCCGCATCCAGACCGCAAAGCCCGAACCGCACCCGCAACCCTTGGGAGGACTGACCATGGCTAAGATCGCCGAAAAGATGCTCTATGACTTTTCCCGGCAGACCGCGCTGAAGCTGGTCTATCACCTTTCGCGGGCTGGATCGGACGGATCCGCGTATGAGGTGGCCGAGCAGATCCTCGAGCAGGCCGTCAAGGATGTTGCGTCCGGCCGCAACCCCGGCGACCGGGTGCGCTGCGTCAATGGCCGTATTATTCCCACCGATTCCACCGGCGATTGCCGGGGATAAAACTGATTGGAGGTACTGCACATGGATTACCAAGAAATTTTTGCGAACGCCGCCGAAAACCACAAGCGTGCGCTTGCCGATGCAACAAATTGGCTCAAGCAGTTGGAGACCAACGGCGCAAGCGTTACCGATCTCAACGCCCGGATCGAAATTTTGCAGGCAGTTGCCCGCAAGCTGTCCACTGAGGCAAAAGTTGATCTGAGTACGGTCGATGTTGAGCAGGCATACAGAGATGCTCATCCCTTTTGCACATCTAATTTCGGATTTTGAAAAATCTCAGAATCCATGGCCGATTGTCCTTTTGGGCTTGATTTTTGGCCTGCCTGAATAATAACTTCCCCCGTCGTCTCTCCGGCGGCGGGGGATGCTTTTTGAGGTTTCAGGTGTCCACAGTGGACACTTTTTCAGGATCCCCGGCGGGGTGAGTTATCGAAACTTTCAAAGTTTTCGATTGCAGAGCTTGAGTTTTCATTCTTTTCTTCAAAAATTTCGTTGTTTTGCTCTTCGATTTTGCGTCTCTTTTCGTCTTTTTTGATTTTCCACCACGCAACTCCTGTTATAATTGCAAAAATAACAACCGCCGTAAGAATTGGACTGAATGCGAAGCTGAAAAGAAGAACCAGAATAATGGCAAATACAGCCGTTGATACCCCGACGAACAGGAAAAACGTAGAAATTATGCCGACTAGACAACCGGGCGAATTGCTTTTGGAAGTTTCCCGGCGGGTGGTTTTGGAATAATTCTTTGAGATTCGGCTTGCAGTTCTTGCGCTCTTTCTAATTTCTCGATCAATTTTGTCCATTGTTCGAGTAAGGTCGCTTTTCTTTCGTCTTCGCCTTTCTTTTTGCTCGTAGAGCGAATAAGGTTTGCTTCTTCTTGCCATTTTTTCCATCAATTCCTCAATGCTTTTTCGCGGACTTCCGGGGTGGCGGCCTTGAGCAGATCATAGAGATTGATGATATCCGTCACAGCCTGCCGATCCTGCGGCGTCCATGTGTAATCGTATTGATTGTAATCCACACCGTTGAAACGCATGATGATCGTCTGTGCGCTCAAGAGGTTGCGCAGCCAGTCCACCTCGCTGTCTTCCATGACGAACGAAGCAATGGCAAACCACCGGCCTAATTTCTTGTCATAACCGTAATCGGAATTATCATACCCGCAGGTGTAGGTATACTTATAATCGCCGCCACGAAGAACGATGGTATCAATATCCAGCTTTTCGGTGCCGAAATAGGTGAAATCCTCATCGAATGCCAGATAATCCCCATTGTCCGCAATGTATAATTCCGGTCCCATTCCACAGGTCAGACGCTTATCAATGCTTTCGTAATGCGGCGTCTTAATCATCCAGTCGTCCTCGACGGCGTCATACTCAACGATGCACTTTGCCAGCGCGTCCTTGATCCCGAGGATCTGCTGAGCTTCTGCCAGCACCGCAAAATTGCTGACCGCTGCCTTGCCTGTATCATCGAGCTGATTATAAGCATCCAGCGCAGCGACAATGGCCGGGCGGCTGTCGCGGGTGACGGTGCCGATCTGCCCGATCAGAGCCTCCACCTGCTCCGGCGTGGCCGCGTTGATCTCCTCGATCTGGCCGAGAACGGTATACCCGGCGGGGTTGACGGCCAGCGCGGGCAACGCACCACCGGATACCACCGCCGCGAGGCAGACTGCCGCGGCCAATCTTTGACCATTTTTTACAATTTTCATTGCGGATTCCTCTTTTCCTCTTGATTTTGTTTGCATTCAGTTGTAATATTGAGATGCAAAATACAACTAAAAGGAGTGTTTCAAATGACGAACGACGAAATTATTGCTATCCTTCGAGAGCACCCGGAGCTGATCCCTGAGGTACTGACGATTTTGACGAAACGCAAAGCATCGTCGTCCGCTGCTTGAATCACTCCTTGCGAACCTTAGACTTGAGCAGAGTTTCCACGGCGTCGCGTTCTTCCTGTGTTGCGTCGTTCAGCAGCTCGACGATATTTTGCATCTGCTCATCCAGCCCGCCCTTCCCGGCGGGCTCTTTTTTTTCGCCCATCAATTCCTCGACAGAGATCCCGAAATAGTCGGCGATCCTCTTGCGGCTCCCAATCTGGGGAACAACGCCGGTTTTCCACTTCGCCGCTGTTGACTTGTTGAAGCCCAGTTCACTAACGGCAACTGACGGATGCTTTCCAATTTTTTCGCATTGCCGTTTGAAATTTTCATAAAACAAATTTGCCACCTCATTTTTGTGTAAAACGCCAAAATTCATAAAGATTCACATTACGCCTTGAAATGTGAATCAATGTGAATTATAATAAGAGCGTACCCGAGAGATGTGATTGACCCACACCTCTACCTTCCGGGTGCAGACCCTTGATGGATTCCTCCTTTCAAGGTTCAGGATTTGAGGCCAGAGGCCGGAACGACCGGGCGGGTTGTTCCGGGGTATCTGCCCTTACCGGTTCTCCGACGTTCCCTGCCTGAGACCGGCTCGAAATATTGCCAAGATGGTTTTTGGTGTATCTGATATCCGCAATGTTAGTTTACTACCTTTTTCCCGGCTTGGCAATGTTTTTATAGCGATTTTTTAGCCAAACTGTCAAAAGGTGGTGTAAGTATGACGAATCTCGAATTTCGGGCGGAGGTCAAGAAGCAGCTGACCCTCCGGAAATGGACGTATCGGGATCTGGCACGCTGGGCTGGGCTGGGCTATGACGCCGTCCGCCTGTATATGCAAGGCCGTTATCCCAACGATTACCCCAAGGAGCCGATCGCCAAGGCGTTGGGAATCGAGGTGTAGCCGATGACGCTCGATTGGATCTTGAACTGTGTCATGTGTTTTTTGGCTGGCGGCGGGATGATGATGCTGGTGCTGATCAGCGCACAACGCCCGAGCCGCAAGGTGCTGGCCGGTTGGATGTTGTATATCGTCATCGCGCTGGCGTTGGCGTACAAGCTTGGAAAGGTCGTGTTGTTATGATGGCAGTTGGGTGGATCTTCGCGGATCTGGAGATGGCACTGGGTGCCACCGCATATCAGGCCGCGTGCATCGAGCAGTTTGCGCTGGTTTTTCTGGCCGCGCCGCTGATTCTGGCCGCGCCGTACCTGCTGGCGCGGTGGGATGCTTACAAACGAGCCGACAATGCCCGGCGGCGTGCCGCCCAGAAGCGGCGGATGGAAAGGACGGCGCAGGGATGAGCAGCCGAGCAAGTTTCACCCGCCGCTGTGCGATCTGCGGCAAGGTGATGGAAAATGTAGGCGCGACGCGCCGGTACTGCACGCCCTGCCGCAAGCACAAGGACGTGGTGAACCATATGCAGCGGGTGGCATACCTCCGGCGCACTACACCCGACGGTGATGACTGGAAGGAATGGACACCGCCCAAACCGAAGCCGAAACCGGCAGCGGAAAACACCATTGGCAGCGTGTGCGCCCGCGCTATTGCTGCTGGCCACACCTACGGCCAGCAAGTAGAATTTGAGCGCAGACAGAAGGAGCTGAGAGAACGTGGCGAAATCGACTAGAACCGAGGCCTGGCATGAGAGCTACAAGGCCATTTTCGGGCGGTACGGGTGCATCCGGCTGACGCTGGAGCAGGTCTCCGTCTGTATGGGGATCCCGGCGCGGTACGTCCGCAAGCGTTACCCGAATGGCTGGGCGAACATGGCCGGTGAAGAGGGCAAGGGGCACGGGAACACAATCCGGCTCGATACCCTGCTGGATCAAGAGTATGGGACGTACTGATCTTGACCGGCGGTTCGGCCAGCGATTGAAAGACCTGCGGAGGGTACACGGCTTCCGGCAGAGAGATGTCGCTTTGGAACTCCGGATCGGTATCTATACACTCCAGAGCTATGAGCAAGGCAGGACGGAGCCGGATCTGGAGCTGCTGACGGATATGTGCCGCCTGTATCAAGTGTCTGCGGATTACCTGCTGGGGCTGTCCGACCGGTGCGATCCACCGAAAGAATGAGGTGACAACAATGATGACAGAAATGGACAAGCTGGACGCGATGCTTACCGAGCGGGGCGTTGAGCACACCTACGACCGGGATTATCAGGACTGCGGCACACAGATCATCGTCTATGAGCACGGTGAACGTGTGTGGGATGCAGTCTGCACCCGGTTTTCCTACGGCGGCAAAGACGGCTATCTCGAGGTGATGGCCGAAAACCTCCCGATGAAAGTCGAGGGCTGGCTGACCGCAGAGCAGGTCATGAAGATGGCGTATGGGGAGGACTAAGATGGAAAATTACGAGCAGATCGTCCAGATGCTGAACGACAGCGTCAGCACCGTGCCGAACCGCGAGATCGGCACCGCAAGCGGCTGCCTGCTGCTGGCCGCGCTGAACATTTGCGAGGACGCGATTGCCTGCCTTGCACACTACCTGAAGAACCCGCAAGAGGATCGGGCGGAGTACATGGCTCTGGATCAGAAAAAGGCGATGTTCCAGATCCAGCGCATTCTCGGGGTTCTGGCCGAGCTGGAAGGTCTGGAAGACCACAGCGAGTATTGCCAATAATCCCGGCGCACCAATGGCGGCAGGTGCCAAAATAAGAGCCGCTGCCAGCGCGAGAGCGCGAGAAAAAATAACCCGAAACTGGAGGAACTACACAATGGAGAAAGACAGAATCGTTGTAGACGGCGTGGAGTATGTGCGGGCTGACAGCATCGCAAACGACATCATGGCAGAGCCTCTTGATGGAATGCCCTATTGCATGGTGCGCACCTATAGCGCGGGCGTTTTTGCGGGGTACATCGAGAGGCGCGTGGGCAATGAAGCAACGCTCCGCAACGCCCGGCGCATCTGGTACTGGGATGGTGCAGCAAGCCTGTCTCAGCTTGCCACCGATGGCACCAGCAAGCCGGAAAACTGTAAATTTCCGTGTCCGGTTGACCGCGTGACCCTGACTGAGGTGATCGAAATCATTCCGATCACCGAGAAGGCAAAAAAGAGCATCGAGGGTGTTGCGATATGGAAGATGTAATTAACGGCTCCGGTTCCGGCTGCGGTTCCGGCCGTGGCTACGGTTCCGGCCGTGGCTACGGTTCCGGCCGTGGCTACGACTCCGGCCGCGGCTCCGGCCGTGGCTGCGGTTCCGGCTTTGGCGACGGCTTCGGCTCCATCGGCGGCTCCGGCGACGGATCCGGCTATGGCAACGGCTTCGGCTTCAGCGGCGGCTCCGGTAACGGCTGATTAGTCGAACCTCCAATGATGGCAGGAGGAAAAACAAAAGCCATCACCATTGCGCGAGAGCGCAAGAAAAATAAGAAAGTTGAGGTAAGTATTATGTGCGAAAACTGCAAACCCGCATCGGCTCCCTCCTATCGCCGGAAGTATAGCAAGGACGCTAAGGCGATGGGGCGTGCGATGTACAAGCTGCTTATTAACGGACCGCTGGACAAGTCCGCAGCCGTCTTGACCGTAGAAGAGGCACGAGACGCCTGCTCTTACTGCCGGACGTTGGTAGAGCGTGACGTCCGCCTGCTGGTGTACAGCTACGATCCTAACGCTGATCCGGCAGATGCTGAGGACGTTGCGATGCTTGAGGAGGCTGAGGAGGCGGGCACGGATGTCTAAGGACAACACCCCCACCTACGATCAGAGCGTGATCGGCTACACCATCACCGCGCTGCGGATGGCAGATATCCCGCCCGAAAAGATCAATGAGATCGTGTGCGAGCTCCGGCACGTCCTCGAGGACCACACCCCGGCGGAAATGGCGACGGTCGCCGTTTCCAGCCCCTACTGAGGGAGGTGGATGTGATGGCAACCGGAAAACCCGCATCTCGCAGAACGCCAGTAAAGCACCCTGCGAGCGTCTGTGAGAGTGTTTCTGTTTCAAACGTTAAATTCCCTGTTGAACTTCCAAAACCCCGCCAGACAGCTCCGGAGGAGTGTGTGGTGCTGATTGTGGAGACATCGGAGGATGCCGTCCGCGTCCGGGTCATCCCCCGGGAGCCTTCCGTCCGGCAGATTCTGGACGATACCTACGGCCCCGGCGGGTGGTGCAAGCGGCAATATTTTGCGGATGGTCAGCTGTGGTGCGCGGTCGGCGTGTACTGCCCGGCGACCGGGGAGTATGTCTACAAGGACGCTGCCGCGATCCCGCTTCCCTGCCGTGACCCTGCCTTGATGCGCACCACGACCAGTTTTCTGGCGGCGGCGTCCATTTGGGGCGCAGGGCGCGACGTGATGGAGCTGGGAAACCTGCTGCTCAAGAGCACGCAGGTGCCCATCGTTCAAGGCGAGCGGGAACGTTACCGGCTGAACACGTCTTTGCGGGTGGATCGCTTTGCCCGGGATGAGGCCGGCCGGATCACCATGGTGCAGTTCGAGCTGGCCGACGGAAAGAAAGCCTTATGGGAAAAGACCTGATTGGCAAGCTGCCGGTGATTTACGATCCCAAAACGCAGCACGTCACCGTGGAGAACTCGGTGGAGTTTGTGGAAACCCAGATCCGCCAGAAATTGGACGATCTGGCACACGGTGAGCCGCTGCGTCTGACCGTGACCCTCGAGCAATACCGCCGGAAGCGGTCACTCGAGCAAAACCGGATGATGTGGGCATTGCTGACCATCATGGCGCACGCCTACAACGCCGGGCAGGGCGGCGGGATCTCGCCGGAGGACTGCTACATCGAGATGCTGGAAGAGTTCGGACTGGAATATTACTTTCTCGAGGTCCCGCAGAAAGCTCTCCCGGCGGTGCGGCAGACGTTCAAGCTGGTTCACGTTGTCGAGCTGTTGGACAATGACCGATGCACCGTCAAGGCGTCCATGGGCTCCAGCAGCTTCTCGACAGCCCAGATGACGGATTTTATCAACCGAATTTTTGACCGGCTGGCGGAAATGGGCGTCAATGACCCCAATGTGACCGCTTGCTGGATGGAGTGGCAGGAGGTGCCGAAAAAGTGAGCGCGTCCATCATGCAATCCCGGCGGGAGTGTTACGTCTGCCGGATGCTGTACGGCGTTGTGACGGCGCAGGGTCTCGAAGAGCACCATGTGCTCAACGGTCCGCTCCGGCCGATGGCCGAACAATACGGCCTCAAGGTATGGCTGTGCCACCGGCACCACAACGAGCTGGGATACAGCGCACATTTCGACCACCGGCTCCGGCTGTACCTCAAGAAACAAGCCCAGCAGAATTTTGAAGCTGTGTATGACCACCGTCAGTGGATGGAGATAGTCGGAAAGAATTATCTGAGATATGCTCAATGTAGTAGCGATCATGGGGCGTCTTGTCGCTGATCCGGAGCTGCGCACCACCCAGAGCGGGAACAATGTGTGCAGCTTCCGGGTCGCCTGCGACCGGAACTATGCCCCGCAAGGGCAGGAACGGCAGGCGGATTTTATCGACGTCGTGGCGTGGCGTTATCAAGCGGATTTTGTCTGCAAGTATTTCCACAAGGGCAGTCTGATTGCCGTATCCGGCAGCCTGCAGACCCGGAATTATCAGGACAAGAACGGCAACAAGCGGACGGCGGTGGAAGTGCTGGCCGACAATATCAGCTTTGCTGGGGCGAAAAAGACCGAGACCGTGGATGACGGCGGCGAAGCACCGCCCAAGGATTACCGAGAGCCTGCTCCGGCATACGCACAGGGTAGCAACGATGATTTTGCCGTTCTCAGCGACGACGAAGACCTGCCGTTTTGATTGCCCCATCGGGGGGGAGGCGTGTATGAAGGAAAGAAAGAAGAAAAACAGGTATCTCAACATCCAAGACTGGATGATCGATGACCTGCACCTCAAGGGGAACGACCTGCTGGCCTATGCTCTGATCTATGGGTTTTCGCAGGATGAAGAGAGCGCATACAGCGGCAGCTATGCTTATGTCATGTATTGGCTGAGCGTCGATGAGCGGTCGGCAGTGCGCATCCTCAAGCGGCTGGAATCCATGGGGCTGATCCGGAAATGGAAAGTCCGGGTCAACGGCGTGCTCGTCAACCGCTGGACGGCTTCCACGGAGCTGCCGGAGCCAGAGACCGTGGTGACAGAAGAGGAACCGGAACCCTTCGAAGGGGTGACAAAATGTCACCCCCGACAAAATGTCACCCCTGACAAAATGTCAGTCAGAGGGGTGACAAAATGTCAGTCAGGGGGTGACAAAATGTCACCCAATAATCTAATAGAGAAACCTAATAGGGAAATCTATCTATCTGGCCGCGGGCCAGAGAGGATGGATGGAACAACATCCGACTGGCAGGAATCTCTGGATCATTTCCGCAACCGGCTAGAACTGGATACGTTGGCCGCGAGGTACGACCCGGAGATGCTGGATGAGATCCTGAACAACATCGTGGAGATGTACAACTGCCCGCTGACAGTACAGGCCATCGGGCAATACCCACAGCTGACTGCCAGCGTCCGAAAGCGTCTGGATATGCTGACAAGCCAACACATCGAGTACATCATGGACGCGATGTCCAACACAAAGAACCCGGTGAAGAACATCAAGGCGTATTTGAGAACCACCATCCTCAATGCGCCGATCACCATGGAGCATTACTATCAGGCACAGGGCAACGCCACAGTTGCCAACCGGTCGGCACAATCTCCTGCGCCGGACATCCCGCAGAAAGTGATCCTGTCGCAGTCGCTGCGAAGAATCGGGAAAGCAGGTGCGGCGGATGGCTAAGAAGATCACGCTCAGTATGCCGGACAGCCCCTGCCGAAACTGCGAGGCGTGCGGAAAGATCTGCTCCAACAGCGCATACCGCACCTGTCCGCCCTTCCGGATCTGGTTCGAGGAGCGGTGGACGGATATTCAGCTTGCGGCCGAACGCCTCAAGCGCAAAAACGGAAAATAACCCACAAGGAGGAAAACATCACAATGGTCAACATGAACAAGATCGCAATCATCAACCTCAAGGGCGGCGTCGGCAAGTCCGTCACCGCCTGCAATCTGGCCTGCATCCTTGCCGAATTGCATTCCCGGCGGGTGCTGGTCATGGATCTGGACAAGCAGGCCAACAGCACCAAGTTTTTCAACCGGTTTTCGGATACGACGGACACGATGGGCGACGTGCTGGAACTCCGGGTCAAGCTGCCCGACGTGATCCGGCACACCGATTTCCCCGGCGTAGACATTGCGCCCAGCAACATGACCATGCTGCTGGCAAACAAAAACGTCATGTTCGACGTCCGCCGCCCGCAGGCCGACCGGCTGAAAAATGCCCTTGAGCCGCTTCGCAGCGAGTATGACTATTGCATTTTCGACTGCCCGCCCGATATCGACATGGCGACCATCAATGCTTTGGTCGCTGCCGATTGGGTCATCATCCCGGTGGACTGCGACGAATGGGCGTTAGACGGTCTGGCCGAGATCATGGATCAGGTGCGAGACGTCCAGCACGGGTACAACCCGCAGCTTGAGGTCATGGGCGTGCTTGCCACAAAGTATGACCGGGGGCGGTACTCCATGCAGACCGTCAATCAGATCGCAAATCTTCACATTCCGGCTTTCCGGAACGAGGATGGCAGCGTGATGCGGATCAACTACAGCGTCAAGGTCAAAGAAGCCAAAGCAGCGCATAAGCCGCTGCACCGGTACACGCCTAACATCCCGTCGAGCGCACAGTATAAGCAGCTGGCCGCGGCGGTCAAAAAAATTGCGGAGGGTGAGTAATATGTGGCCGAAAGAACTGATTGACCGAAAATCAGCGATTGACATTGTAAACAACCTCAAATTTAAAATGCTCAGGGCACTAAACGAGTCATTCAAAGGCTCAGACGTTCTCTGCGCATTGGAAGCGGCGAAAAGAGAACTTGAAAAGCTCGTGTATTATGTTCCAGACGAATTTTATCCAGAGTGGAGAAATCCTGAAACAGAACTGCCGAAGGTCGAAACCGAAGTGCTGGTTTTGTACCGCAACGACATTGGCGGATATAGCATTACAACGGCGCACTATGAAAACGGCAATGTTTTCTCCGAAGACAGCAAATGGTATTGGGAAGATCTTCCCAATTGGGGAACATACGACGAGGAACGGGATGACTACCGAATCCCTGAAGGATGGTGGGAAAACCGCCACTTCAACCTGGACGAAGTCTACAACAACCAGATAGACCGCCCTGTTGTGGGCTGGATGCCTTTACCGCCGAAAGGAGAACAAAAATGAGCAGCGCAGGATTATTGAGCGGCCTGCTGAATACGCAAGGCTCTGACCCGGCGGGGGCGAAGATGCAGGTGGAGATGCTGCCGATCGACTGGATCATCCCGAACCCGGATAACAAGATCTACCATGTAGGCGATGTTTCTCAGCTGGCCGAGGATATCCGGAAAAATGGCGTCCGCCAACCGTTGGAAGTTGTGCAAACGGGCGGCATGACGTACAAGCTGATCGGCGGCGAGCGTCGGTTGACGGCGTGCCAAGAGCTGCTGGACGGTGGCGATGATCGGTTTTCCTCCCTGCCCTGCATCATCCTCGAGAGCAAGGGCGAGCTGGATGACCGAATCGCGCTGATTACGGCCAACGCAACAGCGCGGGAACTGACCGACGGCGAACGTCTGGCGCAGTATGAAGCTCTGAAAGATGCACTGACCGCAAAAAAACAGGCCGGACAGCTGGAAGGCAAGGTCAGAGACGCTCTGTGCAAGATTCTGGGCGAAGGAAGCGGAACCCTTGCCCGGCTGAATGCAATTTCCGCCAACTGCACCGAGGACGTCAAGGACAAGCTGCACCGGGGAGAAATCGGCTTGATGGAAGCTTACCGGTACGCCCAGAGCGTGGCCGAAACCCAACGGAAAGCGAAGCAGCCGGAACCGCCAAAAACCGAACCACCGAAAACGTTACCGCGGAACCCGGATTATGCGGAGTGGAATCTTCCGCCAGAAGCTATAGAGATGGTGGAAAAGGCTCACGAGGAGCAAAAAAGAGCCCAGAACGATGCACCTAAACCTACGGCATCACCGTACAGGGCAAAACCTGTGGAGATTCACGAGCAGCCGAAGGAGCAAACCCATAAGCGGGACACGCTGCACAAACTGGCGGAGAAAACGCTGGGTGCAAATGTAGCATGGGAACTGGCGTGGGAAGACGTGCGCTTTCGGCTTGCGTACTACAAGCAGCCTCTGCCCGGCGGGGCGGTGCTGTGGAAGCAGGTAGACACAACCAGAGAGGCTGCCGGTCAACCATGCGAAAACTACGCGATCATCCTGAACGACGGAACGTTCAAAACGATCGGCTGGGAATTGTATAACGACGCATTGATGAGCTTGGCAAATTATCTTAATCTTTGCGAATGACCGAAAAAAGAGGACTCCACAATGAAAACCGTACAAGATACATACATCGGCATCGGCTGGGAGGATGTACCGGAGAAGGCCGCGCAAATGAGCATGGATGAGCTGTCTTGATATACAAGTAATTTTGAGGAGGCAATCGGATGACACCGCGAGAGTTTCGGAAACTGTACGCTATCCCATACGATATCGAGAGACGCAAGCTGCGGATCGAGCGGCTGGAAGCGATGCAGGTCGAAGGCCCTCAGAGTGCGTCCGATGTGGTCAAGTCTTCCCGCGGTGAGGGAAATACCTGCATCATCGGCCATGCCACCGTGACCGGAACGGATGCGGCGTTTTCCCGGCGGGAGGAAGAGATCCGATATCTCCGGAAGAAAAACCGCGAGCAGCGGGCAGAGTACACCGAGGCCGTCCGGCTTGTGGAAAGCTGCGAGGATGTGGAGCTTCGCGCGATGCTTTCGGCGGTCTGCATCGAAGGCAAGAAACCGCAAGAAGTTGCGGTTGAGTTTATGGAGCAGGGCGTGGATATCGGGGCGGAAGCCATCCGGCGAAGAATCGAACGGTGGATCAATCAGAATGCGAGGTAGGAAACTATGGAGAACGAAAAATGCAATATGCCACCCAATCCGTATGATTGCTGGAATTGCGAAACAGCTATTCATTTTTGGGAGGTTGGCGGAAGGAATCAAAAGATACTTTGCGAAAATCATAATTGTCCACGCTGGAAAGCTGAACATGGAGGAGAAAATGAATGACCAAGAAAAGCTTTTCTTTTTGGCGTGCTATGCGATGAGGGGATTTGCAAAACCCTCAACTGTATATCGCATTTTTCACAATGCTATTCCCATTAAACGTGCGCTCTATTATTTGGGAAAATGGGAAGGAAAGGGATTTTATGGCGACGGCGTAAGCGAATGGTCAGGCCGATTCTACACATCTAAGCTGCCAACTCAATATCGTGAACTTTTGGAAGGCGTAACCCCTATCCCGATAGAGGATTATGACAACGATTACTTTGCCTCTTCTTTGATTGCCGGATATTTTCTGCCAGAAAAAGGAGAAGCCCCTGACTATGCTTACATTAACGAGAGACGTTACCAGTTGAGTGGAAAATCAATTTGCAGAATGTGCGGGCAAGAGCTTCCACGGAAATGCCTGTTTTGCGAGCATTATTTCCCATTCGATGCTGATTCCGGCGGGTGCAATGCAACTATGAAAAAGACGAAAAAAGACGCTGAATGCCAAATGTTTTGCAAACAAAACAATTGGACATATAGTTGGAGGCAGTACAGATGACACGAAAAATCAATTCGGATGAGATGGAACGGCGGGTGATCTACCTGCGAGGATACTATAACGGCTTGGTGCTGGCCGAAACAGATGGATCTTTCGACGCGGTGTATAAGGAAATCCTCGATAATCTCATTTGGGCTATGGGAGACGAACCCCAAGAAACCAACGGAGAAACGTGAAAGCCGTGTCCGGAATGTCCGATTTGTCCGGAATGTCCGATTTGTCCGGAATGTCCGATTTGTCCGGAATGTCCGGTTTCGGTATGCTATAATCATAATGCGGACATTGGGAGTAGCCAATGAACCGTCATCATTGTGGTGAGACATCCCGGCGGGAAGCATAGCACGGCATTTTGAAATTTCCACCGTGCTCAATGGATATTGCGCCGTCCGCTCCAAAATCCAGCGGCGCACAATGACTACGACCGAAAACACGATTTCCCGGAGTGGTGTCCACAGTGGACACCTTGAGAAAGGAGCACCCCATGGTCACTACGATTCCCGCAAAGCGTGAGCCTCGGGCAGAGATCGGAGGCCGTGGCTGTACACAAGGTGCGTCGGCCTGCTATCCGACGCAAACCTACTGCTGGTACACGGCGGGTGCATGATGATTTATTAAGCGTCCCCGATGTGTAATGTGCATCGGGGACGCTCTTATTATGCCGTCGTAGCTCAGCGAAGAGCACCGTGCAGGTAACACGGGTTACATTGGCGATAACGCACAGGTGCTTAACACATGGATTAGCCACCATGCAATGGTACTGTGCGGGCGCGGGTTCGACTCCCGCCGACGGCTTGATTATGCCGCGTTAGCTCAACAGGCAGAGCACCCGGCTCATAACCGGATCGTTGCAGGTTCGATTCCTGCACGCGGCACCAAGACTTTCAGGAAGGACGGGACTTCATCGGTGTTGAGAAAGACTCTCAATACTTCGAGACTGCAAAAATGCGAATCCAACAAGCTCAAGAAGAAGGACAACAGCTTAGTATGATATGACCGAAACATTTTTGAATTGGCTCCGGGCGTTGATCGCGTCCGGAGACGTGCATCCATTCTACTGCTCTTCGCAGTGGGTTGGGCTGTCGCACCGCGTGCTCGACATGGATCAGCACGAGTGCCAGATCTGCAAGCAGCGCGGCAGATACAAGTGCGCCGAATTGGTGCATCATGTCAATCATGTCAAGGACGCGCCGGACAAGGCACTGGATATCTGGTATCGAGACGCCGACGGCAACGAGCAGCGCAATCTTATCAGTGTATGCAAGGACTGCCACGAAACGGTTTGCCACCCGGAGCGGCTGCACAAGACAGCTCACGCACCGCCGTTGACCCGCGAACGCTGGGATTGAGCAGCACACCCCCCGTCTGGAAAAACCTGCCAGCTGGCACCCCCCTATAC